GGTATTTAGCGCAGAAACCGAAAAAATGAGATTTTCACATTCAAAAAATCTAAAAAATTGAAATATAACCTTAAAAAATAACAAAAAAATGCAAATAACGATTTTATATGTAGAAAAATAGGAGGTTAAAAGTTATGTCAGTTTATGCTCACAGAGACGATAAAAGTAAACACAAATTAGGCGACGAGTCAGAGTTAAATGGAATAGGTAACGGAACAGCATTTAGCGGAATCAGAACACTATACAGTCAGCTAAGAGCCAATAATAAAAATTTTCAATTTGCATATAGCGGCGGAAAATATGGTTATACGGTAGACGGCACTTTTTACCCTTTTAAAAATCCCGTTGGCACTATGAGCATAACGGCAAACGGGAATTATAACATTGCTGATTATGCCAGCGTGAACGTAGCTGTACTTTCTATTCAATATATAGGCACATTTACTAGAGACACTGTTATAGATATTTCCTCTTTTCCAAAAAAAGATTTTGGTAATTTTATAGCTGTTGTGGAGGGAAATGTTGAACATGGTGAAACTTATGACGCTAGAGAAGGTTGGACATATGCTAAATATTATTCTCCGACTATTTCAATAAGCGGTAATAGCCTTTCATTAAGAGTAGGTAAATTAGGACATTATATGTCCTCTATGTGGCCTGGAGAATTATTTTTTTATCCCTCTGGTGGAACAAAATTATATTACATTGGTTAATTAAAAGGTGCTTTAAATTATGGACAGAAAACAAGAGCTATTAGACCTTATCCAAAAAACAGGCGTTGACAATGATATAAAAGCAACGCAGCTAATTGAGGAAATTGTATTTATTGAGGAGCAGCTAATTGAATTAAAAAAGCTGCCATTTATCAATATAAATCCTAAAAATCCTATGCAGCAAAAGACTACTCCTGCCGCAAAACAATATAAGGAGCTGTTGCAGCAATATAATAACTCTTTAAGGCTATTACTTAGATTAAGCGGCGATTTAGGAGGAGAGCCAGAGGAGGAGAGCCCGTTGAGGCAATGGGCTAAAGCAAGACAGGAGCTGTTGTAAATGCTTATAACAGAAAAAAAGATTTGGACTCCAGATAACAGCAAATTTTTGTTATACAAAGCCACGATTGACGAGGGCGAAATAGTTGTAGGGCAGGAGCTCTACATGGAGCTCGAAAATTTAGTTGATGATTTATTTCACAACGACGAATATTTTTATAACACAGACGCGGCACTCCTACGCATGGATTTTATGGAAAATTGCATAAGGCTAACAAAGTCTCCATATTACGGACAGCCTATGCAGCTTATGCTCTGGCAGATGGCATTTATAGAGGCTAGCTATTCCTTTAAGATGGCTCGCGACTATAAAGAGCAGCAAAAAATAATTGATAGATTTAAAAAAATCCTGCTGTTAATAGCTCGAAAAAACACAAAATCAGAGACATGCTCAGGATTAGGAAATGCTGAGTTTATAGTTGGAAATGAGGGCTCTGATTTAGTTTGTAGCTCAAACGACGACGCTCAAGCGTCAATTGTCTATGACGCAATGGACACAATGAGACAGTTGTTTGATCCAAACGACTTAGACACAAAGCGCAATCAACGCTTTATTTTAAACAAGATTAATAATACAAAGATTTGGAAATTATCGAGCACAACTCGAAATAAAGAGGGACGAAACATAGATTTTGCAATCATAGACGAGGTTCACGAAATGAAAGACAACGTTATTGTTAAATCTATTGAACAATCGCAATCCTTAAAAGAGAATCCTAAGCTATTTGAAATAACAACAGAGGGCTTTGTTAATGAGGGCTATCTGGACGAGGAATTAAAAAAAGCCAGAGCCATAATTCACGGCGAGGACGACAGCGTTTCAGGACAGCGCTTTTTGCCGTGGCTATATACTCAGGACTCTGAGCAAGAAGTATTCCAAAGTGAGCGGAGCTGGCAAAAAAGCAATCCTACTCTAGGAATAGTAAAACGCTATGACTATTTGAGAGAGCAAGTTGATTTAGCCAAAAAAAGCAAAGCAGACAGGATTTTCGTACTCTCAAAGGACTTTAATTTTAAGCAAAACGGAGTTGAGAATTGGCTAAACATTGAGGACTACAGCTATAGCTCAACGTTTGACATAGAGGAATTAAGAGGCGGCTTTATTTTAGGACACGTCGATTTAGCAGAGACTACAGATTTATGTTGCGCTAAGGCGCTTTGCATGCTGCCAGATAATCCTACTAAATACATAATCACTCAATATTTTATTCCGCAAAGCAAGTTAGATCCTGAGAACGACGACCACAACGCAGGAGCAAAATATAAAGAGTGGGCGCAAGCAGGCTATATAACAGTTTGTGAGGGCAACGACATAGATTTAACAGTTGTAGCCGATTGGTTTTATAAGCTACAAAAGGATTACGGCTTAAAGCTATATAAATGCGGTTACGACCAAAAATTTGCAAAAGATTGGCTAGCACAAATGGAGGTCTACGGGTGGACTCGTCAATATGGAGACGTAGAAATGATTTTGCAAAACGCCCAGACTTTAAATAATGCAATTTTGCTAGTCGAGGCAGATTTAAAAGCTAGATTTATAAATTACAACGAGAATCCTGTTGACAGATGGTGTTTTTCAAACAGCTGCTTAAAGCTAAACGATTTACGGCAGGCAATCGTTATAAAGACAGATAACGCAAGGAAGATAGACGGGACAGTTACACTCGTTTCGCTCTACGAAATGTATAGACGATATAGGAGCGATTTTAGAAAGCTCACGGGAGGACGTTAGAAAATGGAATGGTTCAACAAACTATTTAAAAAACAGCCTAAAAACACAAAATACGCAAGCATGTTAAACGGCTTTACTCCAATTTTCACTCAGTTTGGGACTAACATTTATGCCTCTGACGTTGTGCAGCAAGCGCTCAAATGTATCGTTGACGAAATGAAAAAGTTAAATCCTGCTCATGTCCGCTATAACGGCTCTGATCCTGTCCCTGTTAAGGGAAATATACAAAATGTTTTAGACTCGCCTAACGATTTAATGACAACAAGCGAGTTTTTAGAAAAAGTCGTCTGGCTGTTGCTGCTTAACTATAACGTTTTTATCATTCCAACTTACTACATATGGGAGGAGGAAGAAATAGACGAAAGCGGCAACAGGATTAAAGTTGAGAGGCGTCGCTATGAGTCGCTTTATCCTATTAATCCCTATCAAGTGGACTTTTTACAGGACGAAAACACAGGAAAGCTATATACAAAGTTTTGGTTTGCAAATGGCGAAAATACAACAATCCCTTATGATGATGTAATTCACATTAAATACAATTACTCAGTTAACGAATACATGGGAGGAAATGTTGCAGGACAGCCAGATCATACAGCTTTGTTAGGGACTCTGGATTTGAATTTTCAATTATTGCAGGGTGTTGCTAAAGCAATGAAAGCAAGCTATGCAGTTAACGGCGTAGTTAAATATAACACTCTGATGGACGACGGCAAGACGGAGCAGGCGCTTTTAGAGCTAGAGCAAAAGCTAGCTAATAGCGAGTCTGGATTTTTGCCACTTGATTTAAAGAGCGAGTTTACTCCATTGCCTCACACGTCAGCCATAGTTGATGAAAACACGCTTAAATTTATCGACGAAAAGATTTTAAGAAACTTTGGCGTCCCTTTAGCAATTTTGACGGGCGATTATACAAAGGAGCAATATGAGGCTTTTTATCAGAAAACCTTAGAGCCTATTATTGTTGCAATCTCGCAAGCGTTTACTAAAAAAATGTTTACAAGGCGCGGGAGATCTTTTGGAAATAGGATAGAGCTTTATCCTAAAAAGTTAATCTTTATGACAATTAACCAAACTATAGACATGGTTAATATGTTAGCTCCTACAGGAGGCATGTTGGAAAACGAAAAGAGGGCAGCATTTGGGCTAGTTCCGCTGCCAGAGCTTGAGGGCAAACGCTTTATGTCTCTCAATTGGATAGACGCTAATAACGCTAGCCAATATCAAGTGGGAAAAGACGAAAACGTTAATGTTGACATTGTAGACGAGGAAAAAGAGGAGGTCTAAAAAATGAGTGACGTTTACGAGGGCAGAAATGCCGAAATATTAAGAGCCACAATAGATGGTTCTCCATATGATAGAGAGCCAGAAAGTGTTATTGAGTATCTTCTCTTAGAGCTTAAAAAAGTAATTGAGGAGGGCGGCGGAGGCGGAGGCACGACTAACTATAACGCTCTCTCTAATAAGCCTCAGATTAATGACGTTGAATTAAGCGGCAATAAATCGCTAGACGATTTAGGCATACAATCAGAGTTAACTTTTGACTCTACACCAACTGAAAACTCAACTAATCCTGTAACTTCTGGCGGCGTATATACGGCATTAGCAGGAAAGCAGGACACTTTAACAATTGACTCAGCTTTATCTGATACGAGCGAAAATCCTGTGCAGAATAAAGTTATTTATTCTCAGATTTACGAGCAGCTTTATACAACTCTCGCAGATATTCCAAACAATGCTAAGGGCTCAATGGAGCTTTATAGCAAGGATTTAAACAATATTACAACTAGTGGCTTTTACAACGCTATGACATGCACAAACGCACCTTTTAATTATATGACTCTCATAGTGACAGGCTATTATTTGAGCGGTTATTGTACTCAAATTGCATGTGATGTAACAACAGGCAATTACATGTTTAGGACTCAAACAGGCGGCACATGGGGAGCATGGACAGACAATGTATTTGGCACATTTAGCACAAAGCAAGATAAGACTCTTACAACGCCTGTTGTTGTAGAGGGCACTTCTCAAACAACAGTAGAGGGAGCTTTAGGAGCTATTAATACAAGCGCAGATAAGAGATTAATAGCTACTGACACAATGCCAACAGCGAGCGCTGATTTAGTAGGAAAGCAGCGGCTATATGTTGGAGCAACGACAGCAACTTACACAAAGGGCGTTACTTATGAGTGTCAGTTAGTTCCTGAGTCAGATCCTGCTGAGTATGAGTGGATAGCAATAAGTCAAGAGCCTTTAACATTTGACTCAGCGCCTACAGCAAGTTCAACAAATCCTGTAACTTCTGGCGGCGTATATACGGCATTAGCAGGAAAGCAGGACACTTTAACTAATCCGCTTACTCAATCTGATGTTAAGGACAATTTAATTTCCACAGACACTAATAAACCTTTGTCAGCTAATCAGGGAAAAGTATTACAAGGCAATATAGACTCTGTTTTAGCTCTAATCTCAGGGGTAGAAAATGGAGCTACAGCGTCTAAAACATATTACAAAGGCGATTATATTTTAAGAAATGGAGATTTCTATGTAGTAACAGATACCATTGCAACGGGTGGCACTATTACTGTTGGAGTTAATATTTCTGAAACTACTATAGGCGAGGAGCTTACTCAGATAAAGAGTGATTTAACTATAAGTACGACAACAAATGTAAATTACACAGGAAGCGTTGCCACGAACATGCAATCTTTGTCAATTTCTAAATTTAATAATCTAGTGGTTATAACTTTTTGTTGTTCTTCTACAGCCACAACTACTAATGCATGGCTGAAATTATTTCAAATTAATGCATTAGATTTTAGACCAACGCATGAAATATCATTTTCCTTTGTTGACACAACATTTTGTAAACCTATGGCGGGAAGATTAAAAACAGATGGGACGGTTGAATGCGTTCAACAAACAGCTACAGGATTTGACGCTGCACGCATTCAAATTATTTATATGATTTAATAAATTGGGTGGCTATTGGATATTAAGTTAAATAATTTCACAAGGAGGGAAAAAATGAACGAAAGATTTTATGTAGTTGAGGTAACAACAAATTCAACAGGAACAGAAACACGAAAACTTACTCCATACGACAACAACGAAACAGCTTATAGAAAGTTTTTTGAGCCTTTGGGGGATATTGGAGCAGGTCCAATCAAAATTTGTGTTTTGCTTTTAGACGAAAATCTAAACGTAATTAAAAAAGAAGTCTGGATTAAACATATTGAGCCAGAGACAGAGGAAGAAGAAAATCAGGAGGAGGGCTAAAAAATGAAAGATAAAAAGCCATTAGAGCAGCGCAGCTATAGCTTTGAGGTTAGAGCTGAGAGCGGCGATAAGGGCAATATAATAACAGGTCGTCCTATAGTTTACGAGTCTAAAACGGATTTAGGTTGGTTTGATGAAGTTATCGAGCGCGGCGCTTTAGATGGCGCAGACTTAACGGACGTTAGATTTTTAGTTAATCACGACATTAGCAAGATCCCTCTTGCTAGGAGTCGTAGAAATAACGGCAATAGCACTATGCAGCTAAGCCCAGACTACGAGGGACTAGCTATTGAGGTTGAGCTTGACACAGAAAACAACTCAGAGGCTAGAGCTCTTTACTCAGCTGTGCAGCGTGGAGACATAACAGGCATGAGCTTTATGTTTTCTATAGATCAGGAGGAGTGGGACGATTTAGAGTCAACTCACCCTGTTAGGCACGTCCGTAAAATTGGTTCTGTTGTGGAGGTCAGCGCGGTTTCTTTTCCGGCGTATGAATCCACTACGATAAATGCTCGATCTAAGGAGGCGTTGGAGAGCGCCCGTTTAGCTTTGGAGAAAGCTAAAGAGGAGAGAGGGCAATCTGTGGAGACAGATTTAACAGAGTTAGAGCTCGAAAAAGCGAAATTTAACTTTAGATCAAAACTTTAGGAGGGTTTAAAAATGAGAAAGAAAGTATTAGAGCAGAGACTTGCTAGATTGCAAGCAAAGAAAGCTAAGTTAGCAGAGCGCTGCAACGCCTCTACAGACGTTAACGAGGTTCGCTCACTCACTGAGGAGCTTGAGGACGTTAACGCAGAGATTAACGAGACTCAGGGCGAGCTTGACGCTCTTAACGAGGAGGAGGCAGCAGCTACAGAGGAAAAGACAGAGGAGCGCTCTAAAGTTCCTGCTAACGCTACACTCGTTAATCCTGTTGCTAGCTTTGGCATGGGCGCAGCTAACACACAACAGCGCTCTAACGAGGATATGTTTGACTCTATGGAGTATAGACTAGCATTTAAGGATTATGTGCAGCGCGGCACAATTTCTCCACTAATTCAGGACGGAATTAAAGCCATGCAAACACGCAACGGCAACGCTGCAAACACAGAGCAGCTAGGCGCTATTATTCCAAAAACTCTTATTCAGGAGTTTATTAACGAAATTCGTAAAGTATACGGACAGCTCTTTAACAAGGTTAGAAAGCTCAACGTGCAGGGCGGCGTCCGTTTCCCTGTTGGCGAATTGCAGGCTACTTTCCATTGGATTTCGGAGTCTACAGTTAGCCCACGTCAAGACGGCGGCACAATGGAAGATATTATGTTTGAGTATAACATTGGCGAGATTAGAGTTGCTCAGACTCTATTAAGCTCAATCGTTGCTCTCGATTTATTCGAGCGTGAAGTCGTTTCAATCATGGTTAAGGCTTATTTACAGGCTATGGATTTAGGCATAGTAAACGGCACAGGTAAAGGACAAATGTTAGGTATCTTAAATGATCCTAGAGTTACAAATGTTGTTGAAATGACAGCAGCAGAGATTAACAATTGGACAGCGTGGAGAAAGAAATTCTTTGCTACTTTGCCACTAGGATATAGAGCAGGCGAATTTATTTTCCCACTTGCTACAGTTGACAGCTACTTAGAGACAATGGCAGACGCCAACAACAATCCAATCTTTAGACAGGCTACAGGCTTAGAAGTTAACGACGGCGACTCAGCTAATCCTAACGGAACATTTTTCGGACGTGCTATTAGTTTAGTAGAGCCTGACGTATTGCCAGACTTTGACACAGCTCAAGTAGGCGACGTTATCGGTATTTTCTGGCAGCCAGAGCAGTACGCAATTAATACAAATATGGAAATGGCTATGAAACGCTACTTTGACGAGGAAACTAATAAATGGGTTAACAAGCTCCTCACAATTGTAGACGGACGCGTGCTAGATCCTAAGGGCTTTGTCCTTATTAAGAAGAAATAAGGAGGTAGCAGAATGGATAACAATATTACAGCATTACAGGGCTTATATGTTGTATTAGGCGGCGACATTGAGGACGTTGAAAATATTAATACAATCCCTGAAATGATTAAGGCTATCTCTACAGTTGCCTCTGGAGTTGCAGCCGCAACTCTCCCAGAGGTTACAGCTGAGGACGACGGCAAGATTTTAAAGGTTGTAGACGGCGCATGGGCAGCCGCAGAATCTTAATAAATTTTTAGGAGGGAAAAAATAATGATTAATACAGATAGAATCGTCCCTGTTATGGCGACAGATTTATTAACACTTTACGGCAATATTTTTAAAATTGCAGGCGAGACAATCTCAGCTTTGCAGGCTACTTCTGTAGGCGTTTTTGAGCTCACAACAGCAGCTAGCGGCGATCAGTTAGCAGCTGAGCCTGTTGAGTCTTTAGACTTTGCAGATGGCGTTAGCGCAGCAACAGTTTACTTTATCCCTGCTTTGAATTATCAGGGCTTTACAATCGCAGGAGCTGCAACAACTCCTGAGGGCGACGTTGTAGCAGATGGCTCTACTCTTTACAAGGCAGAGCTTGCAGACAGCGCTGTAACAATCTCAAAAGTTGGATTTTAATTAATTTTCCTGCTATATGGCATTGCCTTATAGCAGGAGTTATTGGAGGGACTAAACATGGCAGACGCTAACATGCTGACAAGCGTTAAAAAAGCGCTAGGAATAGAGGGCGACTATCAGGACGATACATTAACAGAATATATTGACGAGGTTATAGCCTTTTTGACTGACGCAGGCGTGAAGTCAGTTTACATTACGTCTGGCATAGTCTCTAGGGGGGTCGCTGATTTATGGAATTATGGCGCAGCTGACGGAAAGCTCTCTGAGTATTTCATGCAGAGAGCGACGCAGCTAAGCTATAAGTTATAGGAGGGTCAAAAAATGAAAACATATAAACCCTCATTCCCTTATTCGACAGCGATAGAGCTATTAATTCCCACGTATTCAATTAAAAAAGGCGTGAGAGTAAAAGAGTTTCCTGAGGAGGGCATAAGGTTAAATTGCTCGTTTAAAACTTATGGAGGCACTGAGACGACAGTTAACGACATTTACTCGTTAGAGGACACGGCACAGGTTGAAACGTGGTATCGCCCAGAAATTAAAGCAGATTGCAGAATTAAAGTTATGTCGAGCGGTCAAATTTTCGAGATTATGAATACTCCCGAAAATATCGACATGAGGTGTCAATTTTGCAAATTTAAGGTTAGGGCAGTTCAGGGAGGCGCGTAAAAATGGCAGGACGCAAAGGCTCAAGAGGCGGGAAATTTAAGCGAAATCAATTTGGACTAGACTTTAGCCAATTTGAGGAGTTTGCTGAGGAGCTTGACGGACTAGGAGCGGACTTGCAAGAAATTTTTACGGACATTATGGAGCAAACAGCTGAGACAGTTCAAGAGGACGTCTTAGAGGCTATGAATCCAAAAAATTTACCTGCAAAAGGTAAATACTCACGTCAAAAAACAGTTAAGACGATTGATAAAAGCCCTAGGATTAGATGGAGCGGCACGTTTGGAAATGTCGGCTATGGTTTCGACAAAACAAAACCTAACGCAGGCTCTTTTCTAATCACAGGCACGCCGCGCATGTCTCCTAACTATAAGCTAGAGGACATTTTTGTTAGAAAAAAATATAAAAATCGCATGGTTAAGGACATTATGGATTATCTCATGGCAGAGATAGAGGACAGAATGGGAGGTTAATAGCATGGTTGATAATTTAATCGAGCTACTTGAAACGTTTAGTTATCCCGTTTTTAGGCAGGGCTCTTTGTCTCCAGAGGTAGACTATCCAGATACTTTTTTTACATTCTGGAATAGCGAGGAGACAGGACATAGCTTTTATGATAACGAGACAGCTAACGTTGATTGGATTTTTCAAGTAAATGTCTATTCAACTGATCCAGACAAAGCCTATAACTTATTAGGCGCAGCTAGGACTCTACTTAAAAGCGCAGGCTATGTTATGTCTACTAGAGGCTATGACTTATACAGTGATGAAATTACTCATGTTGGGCGCGGCATGGTAGTTATGTATTTAAAAAATGAAAATTAGGAGGGAAAAAAAGATGGCAGATACTTCTCAGCAGATCTTTGAATTTCGCGGGGTAGACAAATTCTATTTCGCAGAAGTTATAAAAGACGACGAGACAGGCTATGAAACAGCTACACCTATTCATATTCCTGTGCAAGAAATCGGAAAATCTACAGACTCGTCAAGCGAGGCTCATTATTATGACAACAAAGCTATGATTGTTGTTAATTCAGAGAGTGCTGATACAATCACTCTCACAATTGCGCCTCCTGCTCTTAACAATTTGGCTAAGCTAATCGGAAAGAGCTTTGACGCAACTACAGGCA